ATCCAGTTTTTCCATACTTGTGTGGAGAGTATGCATATAGGGCCTATAGATAGTATAGGACTGAGGCGCGCGATGGTGGGGCGCGTCACTTGGGGTGGTTCCCCTCCGGCTCGTAGCGTTACTTGCCGTTCACTCTCAGCTTGTCTGGAAACCGATTGTTGATAATACACTTTACTATGGTTTATCGCCACCTAATCGCCAGGTGTAAGAAGCAGGCAGCTTCACGATATTGCATGTATTGAATAGGCAACAAATGTTAGAGCATCCGAAGTCAGAAGCTTAGGGTGTAAACTATACTTTCTACGGACTTGTGAAGTTTTCTCACAAAAATCTCCTCTCCAAATTAGTGATTGAATCCAGCCAGGGACGCACCGTTCCGCGCCTGGCCGATTAGGAGATTCTCATGTTTGAGGCATTACGACCATTCAGCATGAGTTTTCGTTGCGTGCACGTTTCTTCAAGGAAGATACAAAGCGCCGGTGTGGCCAGCAGCCGTCTGTACATCGTTAGAGGTCCCGCCCTTAGAATCAGAACGATAGCGTGTAGCCCATGCTATTGTTAGCCTACCAAGGTTTACATAAAGGCACCCAAGAACAACAAAAACCCCCCCAAGGGCAAGAAGCCCAAAAGTAAGCAGAATCGAGCAGTCCCAAAGGTTCGTATTTCCACCCCTGGAAAGCCAAAAGCTAAACCAGCCGGAAATCGTACTTCTAGCACTTACACTCATGCTTTACTTAACCCACTCTCCCCACTAGCACTTGGTGCTACTATCCCTGATCAGTATGCTGTCCCGACTAAAACCGAACATTGTACTGGCAGAGTTAGTCTATCTCCAGATGCTAGTGGTAGCGCAGACTTTGTCTTCGTAGGTCGTCCTTACCTCACTCACATGGGTAAGAATCCTCCTGCTTCAACCTCTGCCACAGCATATGCTAAAACTACTTGCGTCTATCATACTGCCACAAAATCTGCCATGGCGGCAAAATTTTCTCAGTATAGAGTTGTCGCTAGTGGAATCCGCATAAAATCCAATCTCCCCCCACTCTCTGCGACTGGTCGCATTCTTGTGGGACGTCTACCCATGGGTAAGACCATTCCTGGTCCCAACCTCATGACTGACATCCTTGTCTCATACCCTGACATGCTTCAATTTGCCGCTAATACCGGTGTAAGCGATGGTTTCGTAACTGAATCTGTGCTGGAGCTGGCAGGTTTTCAAGAGTATACCATTGGTCAATTGGCAAATGGTTATGTGCAATGCCAGAACAAACCCTTTTCTGGTCGCGCTTTTGAATTCTGTGACACACGGAATACTTCAAACATGAACGGCATTCATATAGGTGAGCAAATTGCCTACAGCCAGGTAACTGGACTGGCAATAGTCAACGATAGTGATATCATTGATGATACATCCACTGATGGCTGGTCATGTATTGTGGTGCGTGCTGTTGGCCTTCCCCCAACCTCTGTTGCAGCTCTTGAGATAGAGTTCTGTGTACACATTGAGGGTATTCCAATGGTTAACCCCAGTACTGAGTCTTCATACATTGCTGACTCCCCAAAGCCCCGCGTCGTCGTTGGAGCTCTTAACCGGGCTCTCGATGTCGCATCCAAAGTTCCAGTTGTGGAGCTTGTCACCGGAGTGGCGAAAGCCAGTAAAGGAGACCTTTCAGGTCTTGCCGCAATCTTAGCTAGAGCTCTCTAGGATGCACAGGTGCGTGGAGGCGCCGCTTATGGTGCCTTTCGTACCGTGTTGTGCTCCTATGTTACTGGCATGCAAGCTAGTATCTTTTGGGTCACTGAAAACTTCGTGACTCAAGACTCTGCTGCTTCTATTTACCTCTCCAAGGTTGAAGCAGAAGATGAGTATCTCAGTATTGACAATGCTGAGACAACTTATCTAACTATGGTTGAGGCGTCTGATGTTTATTTATCAATATCTGATGCCGATGACAATTTCTTGACAATAAATGATGCAGTTTTGTATTACCTCACCATTGATACTGCTGAATCAACATATTTGTCACTGAGCGACGCAGCACTCTATCTCACGATAGATGCTGCATCGTCCCAGTACCTCTCTATTAGTTCTGCTATCACTGATTATCTTACAATCGCTGATGCAGCACTCGAATACCTCTCCTCTTACACTGCGTCTATCACGTACCTCACATTGTCTACAGCATCCAGCACTTATCTTAGTATTGCTGCTGCTGCTAATACATATGTTACATCTGCTTATGCGATCACTACTTTTCAAACCGGCGACCCCACTATCATGTTTCACACACCGACCACCGGTGCTGCTAGTATCTGGATTTGGGGTGCCCGTTCCACCTTCACTGCATCGCTCGCTACGATAACCTTTCCCACTATTGTTTTCACTTGTGTTTATTCCAATTTTCTTAAAGTTTCACTTACCGTAGGCAGCGGTGTTAAAACACCTACCTATGATATCTGGATACCCATCATGATATCCAAAAATAACATTATGACTACTGGATCAGCAAAGTTCTTAAAACCTGAAACGGAAGCACCGTCTGAGGAGGTTGGCGTTAACTTGGCTCTCATTGTTGAGTTTTACGTCCAACTTGATGGAAATTTTGGCCCCGGTATTGTATATACTATCCATGGATTTTCCGGAACGTACTTTGTTTAATTTACTGTATATATACTTCCTAGACCGAAACGTCTATAAACTACCACTTTAGCAACTTCTCTCTTAGGCTAAGGAGAGTAAGATCTGCCATATGTTTGCGCGATTAAGTGAGGTGTAATAGTTATTGCCTCTTGACCTAGTGATAGTTCCGGTTGTATACTCAAGAAATACACGTGCCAGAAGGTTGACAACCCCTGGTGTAAGGAGAGCTAGGCTACCTGTCCACGCGCGGTGGATGGGGTGTGCGTGCCCGTGAGGGTTTGGCCCATGTCTGGAACGCACTCATATGGAATTCGAGATTTGCCGATAATGCAAAAATATAAAAATGACAAGATCGCCACGGCGATAGGGTTGGAACTGCCCACAAGCCTTTGTCTGGTTGACGTTGATTGGCTTACCAATCATAAATTTACCACCCCATGACTAACTATTTGCGGAGGGAAACCGCTAGCTTAAAGATAACTAACAACGAAGGCGCACAGGAGATAGCCTCGGGATGTCATCCCGACAGCACTCCTTCATCCCACGCTGCTCGCGTTCGTGAGAACCGCGAAGCCAGCAACGCTAAGTATAAGAGACCAATCTCCGGAGGCAGAGGAGATATATGCTTAACGTCAAAATCTGAGATTGATTTCATTTTGGCTTTTAACCGGCCTAAGATAGATGATTTCAAAGAGTACCTTTACTCATTGCCGAACACCACCATGCGCCGTCGTGCGGCGGAAGATAATCTAGTGTACGCCGCGTGCACTACCAAACCTTCTGCCGCCGCATACCGCGCAGCTGCTGTCTTCGTCTCAAGCCCTGACCCAACGTGCACCACCATGGTTGTGCGTGATCTTCCTCCGATTCATTATCGATACGTTACATCTGAACCACCTACTCTTGATGAAGTCACTATGCGCAAGCGTAGTCTCCAAAAAGATAGGTTGGCAGCTGATCAACGCGATAATGCTTTGAAGGTTGAAGGTGAACTTAAAGACTTAGCCGAGCATGACCGCTTTGTATCCGGTCGTGTTCAGGAAGTTCCACTTAAAACTGGAATTAAAACAGTCGCAATCTTCTCTAAGGGACCTACCCGGTACCCTAGGCTTTTAATATTGCTTTCTCTAATTGTTCTTTTCTGTAGATGGACCTACACAAGCATCACACCACTTACCCTCACTTGGGACCTTAGTATTATTGTAATTAATTACTTCATTATTGATTTAGTGAAGTGTTGTTGCGTTTACTTTGGCCTCCTACTTACCATTTCACTATTTCGCTACGTGCGTTTGGGGTTTAAATACCCTGACTTTCATGTTTCATACGAGTTATTTTCTGGTTATAGTATTGAGGGCAACGTTAAGAATTGCTTACCATCACATGTGCAGTATAAAGATCCTGCCCCTCACCTCATAGGAGACGAATTACACGGTAAGAGTGTCCACCTTATCCCCATTGGGGACCTTCTCCCACTGCCTTTTCTTACTGAATTTACACTCTTCTTTTTCCCTGGTTGGTTTCCTGTTGAAATCTCTCTCGTACGTGACCTTGGATTCACACATTACATTCATGCGCCGATATACGCTGATGTACTTTCCCACCTAGACGAGGAGAAATCCGGTACACAAGTCCGCATACACACCCATTTTAATTTACTGAACAACGTTTCACGTCTGTTCGAAGGTTACAATAAACGTATCTTGTCAGATACATGTGTGCATTTCTTGCAAACTGAACAACTTGAAGCCCGCCGAGTGTCCTTCCATATTACCCCCAAAACCAATGCTTTGACGTTAAAATAGCTATGCCCCAGTGTCGTGTCCTCCTGACCGACACTGGGGCATTCCGAATTGGACCACAAGAGTGCAAACTCGAACCGATTCATCGTGCTAATGGCAGATTCACTTATCCCCGTAAGTCCCCATACATTGCGGATGATAAGCGAATTATTTTTCCACCACGGGAATGTCAACCTACGACGTACCGCACGGTCTTTGGACCTGCGTTCTACCACAATTCTATTGAATATGGAAACAGTGCTGTCAATATTTCTCTTGCCTCCACCCGCTTGACAAATGTCCGCAAACCCGAACAAGTCGGGTTGCATGAAACATTATGCGAAAATCAACGTGTTTTCTATTATGCGCACTTCACTCACTTTATCACCTACTTTTGTGAAAGATTCTCTATCCTTTTCCTACCATTGGACAATTTTTATGAGGCTTTCACCTTTGCCCACAGTACACACCCTAAAATGTTAATGCGTGTCGCTGCATTTACCCTAATCGTTTTTACAGGAATGTACTATTTCCCTACAATTATTAAGAGAGCCACTGCCAAAATCAAGACTTTTGAGTGGGCCAAGCCTGGTAAGTTGCCCAGGCAAATCGTAGATCTTTCTGCGATTGGCTCACTCATCGCTGGTTGGGTGATTGCATACATAAAAGATGTTTTCGCCTACCAGCCATATCTTTACTGCGGTGGTATTTGTGAATTTGTTAAAGCTCCGAGCGTAAGCGTGTTGCGCTCGGTGTTCCAAACTGCTATCAGTCCCACTCACTGGTTACATTTTTGGTTGCATTCCGACGATGCTTTTATCTCACTTTCTCTTAACGGTAATACCTATTTTGTCGAGATGGACATATCATCTTGTGACACCTCCCACACTGAGGTTCTGTTTGAGTGTGTACTTGCTATCCTGCCTGATTCTTTTATTAAAGAATTGATCTCTGCTGTAGTCCAGCAGTGTATAGTACCACTCACTACTACCAATCCTCAAGCCAAATGGGAAAAGGTTACCATCACTCCGAATACTTATGTACTCTATTCTGGATCTACTCTAACTACACTTATCAACAACCTTGCCAATTATCTCATCTTTACCAGTATTGCTCTATGCCACGATCAGCTAGAGACTGCTGGTAGAGACGATATTTGTGCTATAATCACACGTGCTGCTCGGCGTGCTGGTTATATTGTTACTGTTGATATTTTTGAGAATATCCAAGAGTGCACTTTCTTAAAACACGCATCAACTGCTGGTGGTGAGCCTTGGCTCGTCGCTGGCGTTTTTCAGCGTATCTCTGGGGTGTGTCGTGGAGACTTACCTGGCACCGGTCCATTAGAGGAGCGCGCACTTATCCGTCAACGTGATCTCGTCGCCTGCATGCAGCATGCTGGTGATACTTCCGTTAATAAACTATTGCGTGCTATTTATCCCTGTGGCAAAGTTGTCAGTACTGGCTCATATATGCTCGACGCACTCAACACCACCCCCCCCCCCTGGTTTACTCCATCACGCGAGATCTCTGATTTCGACTTTTGTACTCGTTACAACGCGAGTCCTGGTCAATTGGACGAACATCTTGAAGTCATTTCCCAAATGTCGTACGGGAATGTGGTCAATACTCAGTTGTCTCGATTGATCTTCGCAAAGGACTATTCCATCAAATTTTCTGAGGCTGGTTTATAGTAATAAACAACTCCCGCCGAG